GTATTTTTTTCGTAAGCGTCAATTAAGTTTTGATCTGGATTAGTTTCGCAAATTATATTTGCGTGTTTAATTTTTATGACCTCATCTTTTGTGTATGGTATGTATGGATGAAAACCTATTGACATAGGTTGACCTGGTTGACCTTGCATTGGTATTAATACAAAAGCTTTTTTAATATACTCATATTTAAGGTGATCAACAACTTCTTCACCTTCATTTAATGGATCACCTTCCTCTATTGGCGCACCAATCACATCTTCTCCTGTTGAGAGTCTGTATAATCTAATCATAATATATCCTTTCAATTATTCAGATTTAGTTTCTTCTTTAACTACCTTTTTACCAATGTTATATTTCGCTTGTAAATTCCACTCGTTCTTTTCTTTAAATGCAATGATTTTTATTTGTGATAAAGGCGCTTTGTTTGTTGCGTCTTCAGGTTTTACTATTGTTAGTAAGTTCCAATCTTGCAATAATATAGCAATAGTATTTCTTCTTTGTACATCATTTTCTATTAGAGTAGCTTTCTTGCCATCTAAAGCAAATAATTCTTTAAAATGTACTATGTAATATTTACCTTGTTTGTGTAATATGTGACAACTCTGAAATAAAGTTTTATCTTTACGACTTGCAACACCTATTCGGGATAAGGTTTCCCTAATTTTTAAAAAGTCATCAGGTTGATTAAGAGTAACCTCTAACATCTGCTCTGGTGACCAATTGAAGCTTTCTTCACTCATCTTTTTCTCCCACCTTTATCAAGTTTTTCCTTGATAAGATTCAATTGTTTTTTATCTAGTATGTCAAGGGCTACTTTTGCTTTTGCATTACTATAACCATAATATTCTTTTACATACTCTAAATTTTTTGATTTAGCAGTTGTTGTCCACTTGCCACCAAATCTTTTTCTCTTACGAATACTATTTAGTAGAAAATGAAACTGAAGACGTTTACTGAGGCCGTGACGCATATTGACTTCATTTGCCATCATTATTGTGTCAACGTGTTGAGATAGACAACGATTAATAACATAAGGTGGGTACTTTTTTTCCCATGTCAAATCATTCCCATCAAGCAAATTAACTTTACTAAAGTTTATTGCATTTAGATAATCCGATAATTTATATTCGATCATTATTAGTGCTTCTCATGTTTTTTGTGACCTTTATGAGATCCCATGTAGTAATCACCTGGTTCATAATCCCAGACTTTACCGTGATGTCCTCTAATATCAGCCCAAAACATTCTGCATTTCACTATAAGTGTTCGCCAAAAAGTTCTTCTTGCCATATCTCCCTCTACTTAAATTTACATTCTGCCATGATTTGTGTCAAACAGGCAACCATATTTATCTCATGGTCGGCTACAAAGGCTGATTTATATTGGTAATCAGCAATCGTTAAGACAGCAGCAGGAACTGATTGAGGTTGTAGGTTCTTATATAAGATGTCATAGATACTTGTAAATAAAGATGAAGGATCTTTGTCTAGGTTTTGAACAACCCATTTACGCATATCACTAAATCTTTTTTCTTTTAATAACTTGACAAGTTCTTTATTATTAATTTCTGATAAAGAAACTAATATACCACTATCTATCTTACCTCTTACAGAATATCTTTGTAGTTCATTGATAGTTCTTCTAAAGTCTGGATAGTGTCTTTGTATTAGTTCAGCAAGTACCTTCTTATCAAATTCTATGTGTTCTTGTTTTAGAATATCTGATAATCTACTCATAAATGCAGTAGCAGTTTTAATCTTTTGACCATTTGTAATACGAAAGTCAATACAAGTACAACGACTATGTAAGGCAGGTATAATCTTATTTTTAAAATTACAAGTAAATATAAATCTACAATTTTTGTAAAATGTTTCTATAAAGTTTCTTAATGCAGGCTGAACAGAATCAGGATTCATGTAATCTGCCTCATCAATAATAACTACCTTGTGATTTGAATTACCATCTAATGAAACACTAGACGCAAAGTTTTTGATTGTAGTCCTTAAAGTATCAATATGTCTACCTTCATCTGAACCATTAATGATAATATAATCAACACCTAGTTCTTCACATAAGGCACGAGCAACCGTTGTTTTGCCCGTACCTGCTGTGCCAGAGAGGAGAAGATTAGGTAGTTCTTTACTATCTAAAAATTTTAGAAAGGTAGATTTTAAGTCTTCACTTAAAATACAATCTGATATTTTTCTAGGACGGTATTTTTCAACCCATAAAAAGTCTGACATTCAACACCTCTAAAATGTTGAATCAGCTTCTAATGCAATCCAATATTGCACAGGAACTTTTTTGTTGATAAAATGAGCAATCTTTGCCTTAGATAACGCAACATCATATTCACCAGGAATAATTTTCATATTCTCTGCCTTGATGTAAGCAGTAAACTCAATATCAGTAGTACCAACTTCAATAGATGAAGTATTGGAATTACTATTCTTTTTATCTAATGCAACTAATTTAATCTTGCCATTTTCACCTTTAAATGCAATATCAGGTAGACTTAAATTTGTGTATAGTTTTTTAACTGATTCGTAGTCGGCATTTTTCAATGTAAATGCAACCGTCTTATCAGGCATTGTAATATCCTTAGACGGAACTACTAAAGTTGATTTATCAGCAAAGGCATATCTTGCTGAGAGAGATGAACTCTCATCTTTAATTTGTAGATTAGCAGAACCATTAAACTTGAGCATAGGTTTTGTAAAAGAATCTACTGCTCTTAAAAATTCTGGCAAATCATATATGCCAAACTCTTGTTCAAACTCTTCAACCTTAGGACCCTTACCCCACCAACCACTTTTAATAACCTCAGCGATTGCATCAATATCTGATTGGTCTCCTATTGGACCTAAAACTTTTAATGGTGTCTCTCTAATATCCATCTTATTTTTTCCCTTCGTTTAATTCAAAATTTTTATAATCCTCTTTATCTCTACCAACAGAAATTAACCAATCTCTAGCATTTACAGTATCCATATCTACCCACTCTTGTATTTTTTCATTACCACATCCATTGTATTTTAAATATATTTGACAATCACCCCTTTTCATATGAATTGGAACATCAGCGTGTTCCCATTTTGGTGTCCCAGTTCTATCCCCACCGATGTGGTGATGAGTAAATTTTAAATCAGTTCTCCAATTTTCATAACCTAATTCTAATAATTGTAAGTTGATACATGCATTTGGAACAGTCATCATATGTTCATCATATCTTAAATTATGTTTTCTAACAATATCACCTGATATTAGCGTGAATCCATCTGACCAATAAACTTCAAATGTGTCTCTATCTTTTATTTTTAAAGATTCAATTGTGTGAGTTTTTCGTGGATTATATTTTCTTTGTTGGCCATGTAATCTTACTCCAAGTGCTCCACAATTATCAATTGTCTTATAAGTAGAAATTACTTTTTCTAACCATTTATCGTCTGATATCACTATATCGTCTTCTTGATATAAAAACCAACTCTCATCTGTCATATACTCCATACCAACATTCATTGCGTGCGATATATGTCCTCCAGGACTTGATGTTGTTTTTATAATATTAGGTAATTCAAAATCAAAATTCTCATACTCCTCATTTGAAAATGTTCCATTTTTAACGACAATAGTTTTAATGTGTAAATTATCATTTTCATATAACTTATCTAAAACCTCTTTTAGTAAAGTTAATCTACTAGCAGTGGTAGGCACTACAACTAAAATTGATTCTTTATTCATATATTTCCATCCAATGTTCTGTCATTTCTTTCATCATAGTTTCAAATGTATATTCAGGTTTCCAACCTAATGTTTCTCTTATCTTTGTAGAATCACCTCTTAAATATTTTAATTCTTCTGCTCTTAAAAATTTAGGATTTTGAACAACATAATCTTTATAATCTAAATCCAATAGTCCAAATACATAATCACACATCTCACGAACTGAATGAGTGACTCCAGTAGCAACAACGAAATCATCGGGTTCTGTATGATTCATTATCATATTCATAGCTTTAACATAATCTTTTGAATGTCCCCAATCACGATAAGCATCCATATTACCTATCTCTAATTTGTCTTGTAATCCTAACTTAATTCTTACAGCTGCTTTAACAACTTTGTTTGTTACAAAGTTTGAACCTCTTCTCGGTGATTCGTGATTAAACAATATACCATTTACTGCAAATAAATTATGAGCAAATCTATAGTGTCTAACTATATTGTAACCAAATACTTTAGCACAACCATAAGGACTTG